ACGCCGTACCAGCGGTGCTGCTTGCAAGAACGCTGACGCTCTTGCGCGAGAACTCCAGTTGCGTGTCGGTAAGGACAACGCTCGACACGACCGTTTCCGTTTGCAAGGCAATGGACGCCGTGCCGGCAGTGCCGAGGGACGCCACATTGATCCTCGTAAACTCAAGCGCAGCCGTGCCAAGTGTGACTGTGCTGACGGCCGTTGACGTATCCCACTGCCACTGAATCAGGTGCCAGGCCGTCCCGTCTTTGGCAATGGCGCAGTTTCGCGTGCCGTTGTCCGGCAGGCTCAGAAAAAGGTTTACTGCCGCCACCGTATTCGGCGTGCTCGTCTGATTGCGGAAGGTCACCGTCTTCGTGTCATTGATAGACCACGAGCCGGTGAAGGTGCAGACGCGGAAGGTCTTCTCTTGGCTGGCGCTCGCTGGAGGCACCGCAAACGCAAGGCCAGCGTTCTTCCTGTCGCCGGCCTCTACCTTTCGGACGGCACGCGCGATGCGATCAGCGGCGCGGGGCGTGAATGTGATTCGCTCAGGCACATCTCACCCCTCGTAAATCGTGACGATCATCCGAGAGCCCTCTACGGCAGCCTTCGCGGCGTACTCACCAGCTGCCATGCGAAACACCGCACTCTCGCCAGCACGCAGGCTGACGCTCTCGTGGAGCGTTCCGCCAACGTAACGGCCGAAGGCCACGGTGTGCGTCGTGGTGGTCGCCAGGCTCTGCGCAATGCACAGGCCGACACTTGAGAGCGACGCCGTGCTGACTTGCGTGACGGCCGTGCCGAGTTGCAGCGTGACGGCGTACAGCCCGCTCACGCTCATGTTCGAGGTGACGCCGCTTGCAACAAAGGTTTCTTGCAGCGGGCCTTTGTTGACTGTGCCTGAAATGGTGTAGTTCACGTCGGCCATAAAATCCTCACGGGGGCGGGGAGCCAAAAATTGAGAAATCAGCCGCCGCATGCACACGGCGGAAGATGTAGTCGGGAGCGCCGTTCTCGCCTATGGCGTACTTTGGGCCGCCGATTTCGTTCAGGGGCATTGGCGTCGGAGAATCCACAAGCTCGTCGCCCTTCCTGATCTGGAAACGCTGGTATCCGCCAGCCCCAGCCTTGAAATAGCCCCATCCGACGTGCGGCAGGTTGTAGTAGTACCCGCTCTCGCGGTAGACAAGCTCCACGCTCGTCCGCCAATACTTCTGAATCTGCGTGCCAACCTTCTGGCTCTCGCGGCTGCATGACACGCCAGCGCACAGCCAGGTGTATGCCCCGCCCCACAAATACGAACCGCTGTTGACCATGTTCGTCATGCCCAGGATGTCGTCGGGCCGCGTGAGCGTGTTTCGGGAGATGTTCACGCGCACCTCGGCGATCGTGTGCGTGATGTTTTCCCAGACGTATTCGCCAACGGCATTGGTGAGCGGGCGCACGTCTCCGTTCCCGCCGCCGAAAAAGTAAGCCAGCGAAGGGACGCTAGCGCCGCCCGTTGAGAAAGACCACTGTGCGGGCTGGGCAATCGGGTTTTCTTCCGCTTTGTCGATCGTGTCGTATGTGTACGACGCAGTGACCGAATCATCTCCGTTCCGCGAGATGCTCCTGCCGCTGTTCAGCAGGCCGCTATATTCAGGGTGCCGAGAGCCATCGCTGATCCCGATGGCATTCAGGATTTCCTCAGCCGAGGTGCCCTCGGCGCAGGTCACCGTAAAGGTGCGCGTCGCCGTCAGGCCGCCGCTGTAGCTTTGGCTGAACTCTCGCGGCTGTAATTCTCGAAAACGTACGTCAGGCATATCGTTCAGTCCAAGATTTCGACAACGCCGTACCGGCTGTTCTTGTTCAGTTCTTTGAGCTCACGAATGATCCCCTGATCGCTAAACGGGCCGCCGGCCCCGCCTGGTCCGGACGGAGGCTTATCTGGCCCGAGCCTTCTACGGGCTTCGTCGGTTGCTTTCTTGATGGACTCAATGATGGTTTCGTACGAAGCCTGCGCCGCCTTTTCGGCCGCTTCTTTTTCTGCCTGAAGCCGCAACTCTGCCAGTCTTTTGATCTCCGACTCGCTTGGCAACGACCATTGAAGCCGCGTGCTCAACTCGTCAATTTCTTTCTGCAAGGCGGTGCGCAAATCTATTCCGATCAGTGGCCCAATGGTTTTCACTAACTGATCCAAGAACTGCCCAAACCGCAGCAGGGCTTGCGCTACAAAATCAATCGCATCGAGCAGCACCTTCACCACAATGTTCGCAATGTTTTCGCCGCCCATGCTTTGCACGACGCCGAGCAGTTGCTTCGCCATATCAGTCACGACCGGAGCCAGTTTGCTGACCACCTGGCCGACGATGGCCGTGAACGTCTGAAAAAGCTGGTCTACCGAGTCGTTCATGGCCGCGATGGCTTTGACGCCCTCCTCGCTGACCACTAGGCCGAGCTTTTCCGCCTCCTCACGCATCGCCTTCATCGCACCGGGGCCTTCCGTGAACAGCGGCCCGAGTTCAATGCCACCCTTTCCGAACAACTTCACCGCAGCCGCGGCACGCTCTGCCGGGTCGCTGATGTTCGACAGGGCATCGGCCACCATCTCGAATTGCTCGGCGGGGCTCTTGGTGCGCAACTCGTCAAAGGCAATGCCCAGGTCCGCAAAAGCCTTTTGCGCCTTTTCGTTACCAGCAGCCTCGCCAATGTTGATCGTCAGTTTTTGAAGCGCCTTTGCAAACGCTTCGGACTCAACGCCGGCAAGCTTCGCCGCCTGGCCATACGCTTGCAGGGCTTCGACGCTGACGCCGGTGCGCTGGGCGATGTCGTTGAGTGCGTCGAGTTGATCGCCAACCTGCTTGCCGAACGAGACGAGGTCGCTGATGACTGACGTGCACGACCGGCCGATAGACAGGATGCCGTTGCTCAAGGCCGTGGCCCCGCTCAAGGCGATCTTGCCAATCTCGATCTTTTCCAGCACGCCGAGCTTCTTGGCAGCCTTTTCGCCAGCGTCGGAAATTGAATCCAGACGCTTGTTCACGTCGCGCACCGCCTGCGCGAGCTGGGCCGTATTGGCCGAGATCTGCATGGCTAGTCCGAGGGCGGTGCTCATTGCTGCTTCGCTTCGAGGTCTTTGCTGATCGCTGCCAGCGTTTCGTCAATCTGCGACTGTGCTTGCGGCGACTTGCTTACCGGCATGAAGTCCGCCTGCGTGATCTTGTAGCCCCGCGGCATATACGGGGCGACGATCATGCAGGCGAGCATCGCCGCCTGTTCCCAAGTGCTATCGAACGGAACGTGATACCGGGACCATGCTTGCCACAAGGCGTATTCGTCGCACGGCATCGCGTCCAACTCTTGAAGGGTTTTTTTCAGATGCCCGGCCAGCCGCAGTTTTTCCTGCAACGCTGGACGGGCATTTATTCCCCCGCGAGTTCTCGAATATCTGTCTCCGTGAGTTTGTTGTGGGATGCCGCGATGTCGAACACGCGAGCCAAGATTGAGCCATCGAGCGCCGCAACTTCTGCCACGTCGCTGTCGCTGTAGATCCGCTGGCCCGATTCGTCGCACAGTACGCGGCACAGGTATTCGCTGCGGAAGTCCTTCACGCCGCCCTTGTTGTGGCGCAGCCAAAGGTTTTCGTAGGCGTCACGCTCGCCGACCGTCAGAACGCGAACGTACACATCAAAGCCCCACTCGGGCACAGCCACCTTGAGCGGCTTTCTGGTTGTCGCCTGCTTGATCTGGTCACGCAGCCCCATGCTTAATCCTCAACAAGTCGAAAGGTGATGGCGAACGATGTCACATCGTTTCGCGTGGCGCTTGCGTCCACGGATTGCCATATTGCGTCTATTGTCAAATTGTGGCCGCCGCCCGTGGCAACCAGTTGCCGACGCTCGCCGTGGTGCGTGATCGACGTATTGGCCGTGCCCAAACAGGCAATCGACGCCGTGCCGACTTCCGCACGCTCGCGGCCGATTGAGTTGCCGCCGTAGGTGTAGGCGAACGAAACGACTTCAGAAAACGCCGTACCGCCCCACGTTATCGTGATGCCTTGGCAGGGAATCGCCACAGCAACCTCCGCACTTAGGCAATGCGGAACTCTGCCGTGCCCCGGATGACATCATTCACGGCAAGCGTAACGCTGGAACTTGCCACCGTGGCCACGGCGCTGATCGCCAAGCCGCCGCTGATGACGAGCGTGCCCGTGCTGCCACCGGCAAGGATGCCCGAGCCGATGTAGTCAATCGTGAGCGTCTTGCCGGTGTCCGTGAACGAGCGCAAGGGCCGAAGCGCCATCCGCATCGTTTCGCCAGTTGTCTGGGCAAGGTGGCTGATGTCGATGCGGTCAGAATTGATCGTGGCGTTTTCGCTCTGCGAATACACGATGTTCGTGACGCTTCCGGTGAAGCCCGGGAATGTGACTGACGTGCCGGACGAGTCATGCGGCGTGACGGCCATGCGTTAAGTCTCCTGCCACCAGATGTCGTAGGTCTGCGTGATCTGATAAACGGGCGGCAAGTCCGCCCCGGCTAGTTCCACGAAATCGTCGCTCTCGCTCTCCAGCGACGCCTGCCGAACTACCGTATTGTCCACCGTGCCGCCGTAGCCATCCAGAACCAGACGCATGGAGTCGGCCACCTCGCGGGCCTGCTCGTACGTCGTTCCGTAGATGCTGTACTCCACCGTCACCCGTGGCACGCCCATCGGTGCGGCCAGCGTCTGCTCGCGGGATATGCCCGATCGCCGCCAGGTCACATAGGGCAACGCCGCCGATGACGGGGCAAGCAGCGGGTAGATCCTGCTGCTGACCAGCGACGCCACGGCTGTGGAGCCAACCAGGGCCGACCGCAGAACGGCTTCGGGGTACTTTGCAGCCATAGGTCAGTCGTTCCGTTTCGGGGGAAACTTGTCCGCCAGGTCTTTCTGTGCGTTCAGCAGGGATTTCGTCATCTCAACCGACAACTTGGACCGCATGGTTGGCAGCGACCGCGTGTAGGCCGTCCGCACCGGCGGATTGCCGAGCGAGCCGCCCTTCGGCATTTCTCGCAGGCTCAAGATTTCGCCGCGGGGCGCTTTCTTGAAAAACGCCTTCGGATACTTGGGCTTCGTGGTGACTCTCGTGGAGCCGGCAAACTTCCCACGCTTTGCCGGCCTGTTGATCTTGAACGGGCCGAGCGTGCGAAAGCTCGAAGCCACAGACGCCCCGGCGCGTCTCGAAGAAGTCTTGATGACTCGCTCTCGCGTGCCGAACTCCAGAAAGCCAGCATGAAACGCCCGGTCCTTGCCTTTCTTGATCTTTCCGCCGCCGGCTGATTTTGATTTGCCGCTGCCTGCCGCCATGTAGCCCACCAGGCCAACAGCGTTTCCGCTGACGTACGTTTTGACCTTTGACGTGATGGCGTTTCGCAGGTTGCCTGTCGGCCCCTTTGGCGTGGTCTGCTTCAGCGCGTCCGTGCCTGGCTTCAGGCTGCGGCGGATCGCCGCCCCCATGTGCTTCTTGGCGAGATTGGGGCGAAAGGTCTTGAAAGCATCCTGCAACTTCTTCAGTTCAGGAAACTCCACCTTCACCTTGATGCCGTCGCTCATCAGCGTGTTTCCTCGCAGATTGCGACGTGCTCCGCGCGGCTGTCGTACTCAAGCAGGCTCACGATCTCTAGCGTGCGGCCACGCCACGAAAACCGCATCTGCTGCGTCAGCCCAGGCAGGTAGCGAAGCCGCACCCGGTGCGTCACGCTGGATTCCTGCTGCCCTGCCGCCAGGGCTTCGCTTGCCCTCACGCCATCCACGCTGGCCCACACGGCCGACGAATCGCTCCACGACAGCACCGTTTCGCCCAAGGCATTGGTCGTGCCGCTGGCGATCTGCACGGTGACACGCTCGCGGAGCTTGCCGGGGTCAATCATCGGTAAGTGCCCCACCGCTGCGAGTCCAGAAGCGACTGCACGCCGAAAGGAATTTCCTTGCCGCCCATGGAGTCAGACGCCATGCGACGCTCAAACCACATGCCAACCAGCAGAAGGATGGCGTGCCGGATCGCAGTGGGCACGTCCGTGCCACTCGCGCCGTAGCCGGCCCACCACGTCACGGCGTGAGC